CTCTACTGCTCAAACTGTGTTGGCGCATGGCCCTCTACTTTCGCAATTGCCCGCTAGGACGTACACACCGACTACGGTCCGACTCTTGGATGGCCAAGTCGTCTCAGTCAATATGTATCTTACTCCTAACGAGCTCAAGCAATTGTATGCAAGGCCTAACCCATGGCTCGCGAGATATGCCGCCCAAAAGCAGGATGAAAAGGAGAAGCTAAAAGAGCTAATCCTCAACAAAACCTGCGATATGGCGCTCGCTACAGGCACAAAGTGGGAAGATGTCCCGACCCTGACTCCCTACAGAGCATTCAAGCTCTCGCGATTCCTAAGTGTACAAAGACCACGATGCGTGGATTCAAAGGGCAATCCAAGCCCGCGGTACACTCAACGAACTCACCCAGTCACGACAACGTGTATTGAGGAGCTCGGAGGAAAAGTTCGAGTAGCTAGTATGCACCCGTCCTACCTCTCACACTTTGCGAGGAACTATGCGCAGAAAACTCTGCCATTGCTCAAATCGTTTGGTGTGTTCAGAAGGACACTCCTAGGGCAGAACCTCAAGCTCACCGGCCGACCGGGAGCGAAGCTCTACTCCGCAGACTTGACAGCAGCAAGTGATATGATCTCTCACGAGCTAGGCCAAGCTGTTCTTGGAGCTATAGGGGAAGGGTTCGGGGAGGACTTAACAACACTAGATGCCCTAAGGGCGTGCGCAGAACCGTACCAGATCTGGGACCAAGGAGAACCAACACGAACGAAAACTCGTTCGGGTCTTCACATGGGCCTCGGAACAACCTGGACAGTACTTTGCATCCTCAACCTTTGGGCAGCAAGCAGAATCTCTCCCCCAGGCAAGTCATTCGCGATTTGCGGCGACGATCTCATCGGTCTATGGAACGACCAAGAGATCAAGAGCTACAACTCAATGATCAAGGTACTGGGGCTCCTTCCAAATGAACCAAAGAGCTTCATTGGAAGAAATGGAGTATTCTGCGAGCAACTAGTGCGTATAGTCCATCGGGACACAGAGGGGACCTACGCCAAATCGGAACAACTGATCCGTATCTCCGAAGCGAGCGGTGCGAGAGGGGATGTTACGGTGGAAACCCGAGAGAAACTCTCAGGCTATCTGAAAGAGAACAAAGTTCTCAGACCAATCAGACAGTTAATCCTCCGAACACTTCGACTTACCACGCCTCGAGGAGTAGGAAACGGACCAGTTGCGGCAGGAGGTAACGGATGCCTCAATAACATCTCGAAAGCAGCTTCCCTACTCGGAGCCTATCTGCAAAAGGGGCCAGCAAAGGTCGGTAGGCGGACGGCGGAGGATGTCAGAATTGTGATGACAAACATTCAATCACAATTGACAAACCAACACCGACCGAAGCATACAATCGAGTTGAAAGAGGTCTTATTACCCGTAATGAGGTCTGT